AGCAGTGCAACACAGGGCATGTTGATGCCAAAATTAAGCTATCGTTTTAGAATTAGCTTTGAAAATTTTGGTGTTGGCGGCAGTACTGTAGAATTAACAAAACAGGTATCAGAAGCCGCTCGCCCAACTGTAAAATTCCAAGATCAAAAGATAGAAGTTTATAACTCAACAATACACTATGCAGGCAAACCTTCATGGACAGCAATCACAGTCAAACTACGTGATGATATTACTAATGCTGTCACCAAACTGGTTGGCGAGCAGGTGCAGAAACAATTTGACTTTTTTGAACAAAGTTCAGCTACTTCAGGTGGCGACTATAAGTTTTTAATGCGTCTTGAAATGCTAGATGGCGGTAACGGAGCAGAAGGTGCTAATGTTATCGAAGAATGGGAACTGTATGGTTGCTATGTTGACTCAGCTAACTACGGAACATTGAAGTACGCTGGTTCAGATGTACAAATGATTGATCTTTCAATACAATATGACAATGCACAGCAGATTATCCCAGCCGGTGGCCTAGGAGCTCCAGGCTTTACTCAAACCAAAGGTACAGCGGCAACTGGCGCAGGCGGTTCGACACTATAATAATTAACCCACTTAGGTGGGTTTTTTATTGGTTGATCATTAACTGACCATATTAATTTACATATAAATACTATATGGCATTTACACCCAATAGCTCTTTGAGAGCAAATTCAAACATACTGTTGAGAGATCAGCGGCATGCATCGCGACTGTTCGCAGAAGATCAGTTTAGACTTGCTCCTAAATTTAATTTTCAGTTTCATGTGGCATTTGGCATCAATCCTGCCACGCTGAAAACTATTGATATCGCACAACGGCATGGCAACGAAATAGGCATGTTAGTCAAAAGCGTCACATTGCCAAAGTTTACTATAACTACAGATCAAGTCAATCAGTACAATAGAAAGAAACAAATACAGCGCCAACATAAGTTTGAAAGTGCCACTGTTAAATTCCATGATGACAATATGAGCTTGATCAATAATCTATGGCAAAATTATTATAGTTATTACTATGCTGACTCAAGATCGGCACTTAGCGCAGGTGCATACAATAGAAATGCCATTAGAAATTTCGATAGTGTTAAAACTAATTATGGTCTAGACAACGGCAGCACAACTCCATTTTTTACCTATATCAAAATTTATCAAATGGCTCGTCATGAATATGTCAGTTATACTTTGCATAATCCTATTATACAAAGTTGGGATCATGCAGGACTAGATTATAGTAGTAATCAAGTTCGTGAAAATACTATGATGATAGGATTTGAAGCAGTCAGTTACGGCAGCGGCAAAGTAACAGCTGGCGATCCTATCGGATTTGGTCTAGAACACTATGATAATACACCAAGCCCGTTACAGGCGCTGAGTGACACAGATCGTGCAAGTCCCACATTTCTTAACAATTCAAATCTGCTTAATAATGCAAGTAGTTTCTTGGCCAATCTAGTGACCACTAATAATACGTATGCGAATAATCAGCAGGCCAATAACTCGGCAGGCATCGGTACAGGAACATCAACTAGCAATCAGACCACCGGTGGTATACAAGATACTGCGTTCCCTACTACCAATAGTTCTGACAACACTACTAAGGCAAGTAACTCTACAGTGGGACAATAATATGATCAGCAATTTACCACCAGCAAATAACGAAACTACTGATACTAAAGAATTCTTTGATAAGTTTTTTAAAAATCAAGTCAGCTTTCCTGCCAATGAAATTGATGCCGCAGTGGGCTTTTTTATGAAACGTGGGTTTGACATAGAAAGTGCTCGTAGTACAGCGATTGTACTATTGAATCAAAGTCGTATAGATAATGTAAAAGTGTTTGAATTGTTAGATACTATGAAGAGCTTAACCGATGTGCAGTTAAGTCAAATTGTAGCTCAGGTGCTGAATGCGTACAGAGAAAAAACCAGTATTTTAGGCTACAGAGTCGCACCCATAGTAAATCTATACGAAACACGCAACATACTGGTATAACATGGCCAGCAAATTTGCACAAGGCAAGTTTACAATGCGCCACCCGGAAAAGTATGTTGGATTGAAAGTTCCCACATATCGCTCTAGCTGGGAATGGAGTTTTATGAACTTTTGTGACACTAATGTCAATGTGGCAAAATGGGCTAGCGAAGCCATACAAATCCCCTACAGAGATCCTCTTACTGGCAAACAGACTGTGTATGTACCTGATTTTTTTATACAGTACAAAGACAAATTTAATCAAGTTCTCACCGAATTGATAGAGATCAAACCAGCCAGTCAGAGCATACTAGAACGTGTGGGCAAAAACAAATACAACCAAGCACAGTTTGTGAAAAATCAAGCCCAATGGGCCGCGGCAAGTGCATGGTGTAGACAACAGGGCATTAAATTCCGTGTGGTCAACGAAAATGATCTATTTGGTCAAGTCTAAGTATAAGTAATAGTATGACTAAAAAACTTGAAGAATTACTCAATTTGCCCGAAAGCAAAAAAATTATCAAGGCAGAAGAAAAGAAAAAAGACTTGCCTGTGGATCCGCAACCTTTCCTGCGTAGCATGGAAGAATTTGACAAAATCTCAGCGGCTTTACCAAAAGTAAGCGGCCTGGGAGATCTAGCAGACAGTGAATTTGATGCACTAGCCCAACGTGCTACAGATGCATACGATGATCTAATGGACTTGGGTATGAATGTAGAAGCACGTTACTCAAGCAGAATTTTTGAAGTTGCAGGCGGTATGCTTAAAAATGCTATCGACGCAAAAAGTGCTAAAATTGACAAAAAACTCAAGATGATCGAACTCCAGCTCAAGAAGCAAAAGCTGGACCAAGACACGGCTGGTGATGATAGTGTTACACTTCAAGGCGATGGTTATATAGTTAGTGACCGCAATAGTCTTCTTGAAAAACTTAAAAATATGAATAAATAATGTATCAGGACTAGACCATGAAATCATTCAAAGAATACCTAGTAGAAAATAAAAAAATCTACAAATTTAAAATTAAAATAGTAGGCGATTGTCCTAAAGACTGTGCTGAAAAAATCAAACTAGCATTATCTGAGTACAGTTGTGCATCTGTTGGCACAGCTAAAACTACTCCTATCAGTGCTAACCATAAAGATTTTCCAGAACATAAAAATGTTGCCATGTCAGTATTTGACACCACCACACATTATCCAGCAACTAGCGAGCAGATCCTTAACAAAGTAGCACAAGGTCTCGGAATGAGTCCGGGCAGTGTCAAAGTGCTGAATGAAAAAGAACAAGAAGAAGTTGCCCTAAACCATGCTAATGACGAACCATCTGGTGAATCAATCGGTGGTACAGCTTATGAAAAAGCAGACCATCAAGACCTAGTGGGCGACAAGCGTTTGTCATTCCTTAAATCATTAAAGAGTGAAGAAAAGTTAAAACAGGTCACAGGTACTAATGATCAGTTGCTGGCCAAGACCATGCCCAAAGCTGATACAAAAATTAAAACACAAGAAGCTACAATTAACACAGTTGGTACATTTAGCAAGAAAAAAGTTAATTTGGTTCCTGTTAAACATAAAAACAGCCTTAATGTTGCGGCTAAGGTAAAAGGAAAATAATATGAATTTTTACGATCTAAGTGCAAAACTACGAGCAATAGAAGAATCATCTGTTGCTGAATGTGGCGACATGATGCCAATGCCAATGATGCCACATGCTCCTGGACAACAAGATTCAGTTACTATGAATGTCAGCATGAATGGCAATGGCGCAGGCGGTATCAAAGACCTAATGGATATTTTACGCAATATTGAACAGGCCGCTGAACATGATCATCAAGAACCTATGGTTGCTGAACCACATCATGTTGGGCATGACCATGATGACAATGTTGATATTGTATTAGGTACCGCAGATGAAGATATGCTTGCTGATCCGCACAAACAACACGGTGCCGGTGCTGGTGATGAAAGTTACGGTAATAGTGCGCCAGGCGGCAGTGATGCACATCAATTTGGCATAGATTCAGTTACACGTCACGGTGATGACATGCACAGCAAAGGATCAGTAAAACGTCTACGTGTTAACGGTGGCGAAAACCCATTGCAAGAAGGTCTAGTAGAAAGACTACAAAGTTTATATCAAGCAATCAAAGAAGCCGAAGGCCCTGCAATGCCTAACCAAGCTACTAATCATATAGTACAAAATGTTAAGCCTCAAGCAAAACGCCCAGGGCTTGCACCTGGCGGCGATCCTAAACTATACGATATACAAGTATGGTTGAATAATGAACGTGGATACAATTTACCAACTGACGGTTTGAATGGACCACTAACTAAAAAAGCATATGATAAAGCTATGAATTTCCACAATACAGCCCAGGACTTGGAGCATCCAGATGCCGCAAGCATGGCTCAAAAAATTGGTAGTGCGTTAGGTAGCGGAGTAGATTGGATCGAAACAGCTTGGAGAAATCTCAAGAAAGGGTTTCATAGTTCTTCTCCATCAGCGCCGCCATCTATGGAAGAAGGCAAGGACTTAGAACCAGTACGTGCCGAATACAACAAATATAAAAAGTAATTCGTCGCAGTTAGCACTCTGTTTATAGTGCCAAATAGCTCCTTCGGGGGCTATTTTTTTATGTAAATAAGCGTATGGCAAAATCATTAGATGGTGTATTAACCAAAAAAGCTCACAGCAAAGAAAAGTTCACGGAAGAACAAGTTGAACATTTGTTAAAATGTTCTGACCCTGTCGACGGGTATCAATACTTTGCACAACATTTTTTCTACATCCAGCATCCTGTCAAAGGCAAGATGTTGTTTAAACCCTTTGAGTATCAAGAACGCTTACTGCAAAGTTATCACGATTATAGATTTAATATCAACATGTTGCCGCGACAAAGTGGTAAGACTACATGTGCATCAGCCTACTTGCTTTGGTTTGCCATGTTCCACCCAGACCAGACCATCCTAGTGGCCGCACACAAGTATACAGGTTCACAGGAAATTATGCAACGTATTCGTTATGGATACGAATTATGCCCCGACTATATCAGATCAGGGGTGGTAAGTTATAACAAAGGGAGTATAGATTTTGACAACGGATCAAGAATTGTATCAGCTACT